ATTTTGAAGGCTTTATGATAGCGGATGCGGAGATTTAATCATGGATAAAATGAACATCACATCAGCAAAATATTTAAAAGACGGAATTTCAGATGAAAATTCTAGTATAAAAGCCACTATAGACGGACAAGAATTGTTTGTGCCTTTAGCAGAAGGTAACAGACATTACGATGAAATCATGCGACAAGTAGAAGCTGGCGAATTAACAATAGAAGAGGCAGACTAATGGCAATTAACTATACATGGGATGTCAAAACTGTAGATGTTAAAGAAATAGACAGCAACGCTGATACTGTCTTTAATGTCCATTGGCGACTAAACGCTGAAGATGATGCTAATACTGTTGAAAATATGCAAGGTAATGATGTACCTGCTACTGCTTCAGTATATGGTACACAAAATTTAGATACTTCAGACCTGTCAGACTTTACTGCTTTTGCAGATTTAACTGCAAGTGACGTACAAGGTTGGGTTGAAGCAGCTATGGGTGAAGAAGCAGTTACCAATATGAAAGCTGGTCTTGATGCTCAGATTGATGAGTTACTAAATCCAGTAGTGCAAACAAAAACAATCGGTGGTTAAAATAATATATAATTTCTAATTATGGCAGATACAAATACAACCAATTTATTATTAGTTAAACCAGAAGTAGGCGCAAGTACGAATACTTGGGGTGGCAAGATCAATACAAATCTTGATGCTGTCGATGGTATTTTTAATGGTGCTGGTAATGGTACGTCAGTAGGCCTGAACGTAGGCTCTGGTAAAACTCTTACAGTTGGTGGCACATTAGATATAAATGGCACGATTGATTGTGAAGGCGGAGCGATTGATAACACTACGATTGGTGCAAGCACAGCAGCTCCAGGTACTTTTAGCACCTTAACTTCTTCTTCAGTAGATATAAATGGTGGTGCAATAGATGGCACAGCTATTGGTGCTAATTCTGCTAGTACAGGTAATTTCTCTGGAGTAAGTATTAGTGGTACAGATATTTTTAGTAAAATTTATCCTGTTGGTTCTGTTTATGTATCAACTGCAAATACCAATCCAGCAACTTTATTTGGTATAGGTACTTGGGTATCAATAGGATCAGGTAGAGTTTTACAAGCTATAACAAGTGGTACAGGTGGTCAAAATGCTGGTAGTTCTTCTAAAGCAGTTTCAATATCAATAACCTCTACAGGAACTTTACCAAATCACACCCATCAATGGTTTGATGGTACTAGATCCTCTGGTTCTACTATTGACTTTTTTACAGGTGATTCAGCAGGAAGTTTTAATTCTGCTGGAAACGCAGTTAATTTTTCTGGCGACCCAGATCAAGGAGATTATTACACAGCAAATCCAAGCAGTAGTCCAACTATTTCAGTAAGCGGTAGTGGCTCTGATACAGTAGATACAACACAAGCTCACTTTACAGTTTATATGTGGTACAGAGCGAGCTAGAAGTAGCATCATGGCTTTAGTACAAATAACACCCCCAGCAGGAATAATAAAAAATGGTACAGACTATGCCAACAAAGGTCGTTTTGTTGATGGCGACTTAGTACGTTTTGAAAATGGCTATCTAAAACCTTTAGGCGGTTGGACATTTTTTAGACAAAATCCAGTTGGTACATTTTTTAGTGGCACAGTAACAACTGCTTCATCAAGTGCCAACATAACTGTTACTACTACAGTTACACACAGTTTATTAGTTGGCGATACGATTGTCTTAGAAGATTTTGCAGCGACAGGTGGTATTACTGCCAATCAAATCAACACAACTTTTACAGTAGCAACTGTGCCTTCAACCACGACATTTACTGTCGCTACAACTGGTACTGGTACATCTGCTGCAACCTCATCTGCTTCAAGAGTTATTCAACCAGCAGTTCCAATAGGTATGTATTCTTATAAAACCAATAGTGGTGAAGAAGTCTTAGCTATTGGTACTAGAGCTGGAATAAATGTTTTATATAATAATGTTTGGTATGACATTACGCCTGCTGGTTTTGTTGGTGATGATGTTATTACTTCAACTGGTTATGGTGCTTTTCATTATGGCGTAGAAGATTGGGGAGATGCTAGAAGCACTTCTGGAATAAACTTTGACACTAAAAGTTTTTCGTTTGCTAACTGGGGTGAACACTTAATATTTTGTTTTGCAGGCGATGGCAAGATATATCAATGGCGACCTGATGCTGGTAGTGGCAGTCCAGATACGATAGCTACCGCAGTAACTAATGCACCAACTGGGTGTAAAGCAGTTATTGTGAGTAATGAAAGACATTTAATAGCTATAGGTTCTGGTGGTGATCCTCGAAAGATAGCCTGGTCTGATAGAGAAGATAATACTACTTGGACATCTTCTGCTAGAAATACTGCTGGTGATTTACAAATAGCTACAGGCGGTCAAGCAAATTACGCAGTCAAGTTTGGTAACGATATTATTATTTTTACCGATGTTGGTATAAACAAGCTGTACTACACAGGTAGTCCGTTTGTTTATGGCATACAAGATGCTGGGGTAAATTGTAAAGCAATCAGTCCAAGATCAATCATATCTTCTGGTGGGTTCTTATCATGGATAAGTGAAAACTCTTTCTTTACTTACGATGGTAGGGTTAGAGAACTTAAATCAGATGTCCATGATTTTATCTTTGACAACTTACAACAAAACACTCAACAAGCTACTTTTGGCGCACACAACATTGACTACAACGAAATCTGGTGGTTTTTTCCAGTAGGAGATATAGATCAGCTAACACCAAACAAATATATAATTTGGAATTACTTAGACAATGTTTGGTCTATTGGTGAACTTGATAGAGGTTGCTGGATAGATCAAGGTGTCTTTGATAATCCAATCGCTTGCGATTCTGGTGGTTTTGTTTATGAACACGATAAAAGAGCTTTATTTAATTCACCTGGATTGGGTACAAGAAAACCTTTTTGTCTTACAGGCCCATTGGAAATAGGCAATGGCGATAAAGTAGCACAAGTAAATCAAATTTTACCTGACGAAGAAACTACAACTTTGCCAGCGATAACTTTAAGTTTTACTGGTCGTTTTACACCATTAGGTGCAGATACAGACTTTGGTAGTTTTTCTTTCAATGCTGATGGTTATACCGATGCTAGATTTTCTGCTAGACAAGTACAAATGAAAATAGAAGGCGATGTCACGCAAGACTTTCAAGTTGGTAAGATTAGACTAGATGTACAGCCTAGAGGTCGTAGATGATAGATCCTGCTAGTAAAAGTCAATATATACAAAGAGTAACTAATGCCAAAGTAAGTTTAACTACTACTAATGCAACTACTTTATTTACTGCACCATCTGGTTCAGATTTTGATTTTGCAGTTATTGAATCTATTTTAGTTAATAACAACAATGCTGCATCAACTACTTTAAGTATTACTTTGACTGACTCTGGTTCTAATGTTTTTAATATTTATGATGATTTTACTGTCGCAGGCAATACAACTGCTGAATTATTAAGTAGAGATTTAGTTTTACAAGCAGGTGAAATACTTAAATTAACTGCTAACGATGCTAATAGAATTATGGCAATAACCAGTTTAGTTGAATATGCAAAGGGTGATTAAAAAAGAAGATTGGGAACTACAATGGGATTATTGCAAGCAATTTATTGAGCCTGCTCTAAAACATCAAGATTCCTATACAATAGACGACATAGAAGATAAAATAAGACATGGATTTTTCCATCTGTGGCCAGGTAAGGAATCAGCCTTTATAACTGAGATTGTTACTTATCCACAGCACAAAGTAATGAATTTATTATTTTGTGGTGGCAAATACGAAGAACTAGAAGCAATCTTAGCTTCTATTGAAACTTTTGCTAAAGCCATTGGTATAAAAAGATTATATGGTGGTGGTCGTAAAGGTTGGCTTCGTAAGATTGAACATCTCGGCTTTGAACGAGAGTATATGATTAGAAAAGAATTATGAGTAAAGGCGCAACAACAACAACAGCAGAAGTACCTGATTATCTAAAAGATCTTTATACGGAAGCATCTACTAGAGGATTAGAAGCTGCTGATATACCTTTTCAGCCATACACAGGCGAAATGGTTGCTGGTTTTACACCAGACCAAATGCAAGCTATGCAAGCAACTAGAGGATTATTCGGTCAAGCTATGGATCTTGATCCTAGAAGTAACTTAGCTGCTTTGGCAAGACAAGGTACACCTACTGTGCAAGCTGCATCTTTACTAGATACCGACATAGCTCGCTATCAAGATCCTTACACAGAACAAGTCTTAGAACCTGCATTAGCAGACATCCAAAGACGACAAGATATGGCGCAACAACAAGCGCAATCCAGAGCAATAAGAGCTGGTGCGTTTGGTGGTAGTCGTTCTGCTCTAATAGAGTCAGAAGCTACTAGACCATTTGCTGAAGAAGCAGCGCAAACAATCGCTGGCTTACGTTCCAGAGGATTTGGTCAAGCATTAAACATGGCTGAAGCTGATGCAGCTCGTAGGCAACAAGCAGCACTTGGTCAAGCAAACTTAGAACTAAGAGCCAGACAACAACAAGCTGGTTTATTAGGCGGTGAGTTAGGCGAACAATATCGTACGCTTGGTTTATTATCTGGTATCGGTGGACAACAACAAGCATTAGAACAAGCTAGATTACAAGCACAAAGAGGTGAGTTTGAAAGAGAACTTGGTTTCCCTGCTTATCAATTAGGTTTATTGAATACCGCAGCAGGTGGTATATCTCCTGCGGTTATTGGACAAAGACAACAAAAAGAAACTGGCTTGGGTGATATTTTAGCTGCTGGTGCAGGCTTAACTGCGGCAGCTTTTAGTGGGGGTATGTTAGGTGGTGCACCAGGATAATTATGGCTAGTATATTTGATCCTAACAATCCAACTGCTTTTAACTTGCTTGGCAATCAACAACAACAGCCTTTTACTATTAGCCAAGAAAACTATCAACAACCAAGCACAAGCGCAAATGCAAGTGGCATGAACAGAAACCAACGTATCGGTTTTATGTTGGCTGCTTTAAGTGATGCGTTTGCTGGTAGAGATGTTGCTGGTCGTGCTTTAGAAAGATCACAGGTTATAAGACAACAAGCAGAAGTTGATAGACAAAGACAAGAAGCTATTGAAAGACAAAAAACCATTCAAAGTTTAGGATCAAACTTAACTGAAGAACAAAAAACTTTAGCAAGACTTTTTCCAAGTGAATATGCTGATTATGTTTTTAGTAGAGATACAAGACCTCAAATATCTTTAATTCAACAACAAGAATCTGAATTTTTAAAAGAAGCAGCTAAAGCTGGTTTTAAAACTCAAGAAGAAGCTCAAAAACAAATTGAACAATATTCAGATATTGAAAATAGATTAGATATTTTGCAAAAACAATTAGAAGGCGCAGATCCAGTACAAACTGGCGTTATTGAAGAAATTAAAATACCTTTTAAAAGACTTGCTGCTGGATTAAATGTATTACCTCAAGAAGAATTGGATAAATTATCACAACAAGAACTTTTTATAGCTACAACTGGCTATATAATTCCTAGAATGAGAGTGGCTGGAAGTGGTTCTACATCTGATAGAGAAATAGAATTATTTAAATCTGCTGTACCGAATTTAGGAAATACTGTAGATGGAAACAAAGTTTTAGTTGGTGGACTACAATCAATAGCAAAATATAACAAAAAAAGACTTTTTGAAATGGATAAGTATTTGAAAGAAAATAAGAATTTACTTGGCTTTGGAGAGTTTGCAGATAAAAAATTAGGGCCTTTGTATAAACAATACAATTCTGATGATGACTTTGATTTACAAGTAAAACAAGGAAATTTAAAAGCTGGAGATTTTGTGTTTGATGCTATAAACGGACAATTTAGAATTTTAGACAAAGAAGATATTAAAGGAATTAATTAATGCCAGCGCCAAAACCAAAAGATTATAGAGAAAAAGCACCAACAGATATTGGTTTAGGATTAGCTAGATCAGCAGGGCAAGGTCTTTTATTTGGGTTTGGTGATGAAGTTGAAGCATTTGCTAGGTCTGCAATTAAAGGATCAGATTATCAAGAAACTTTAAATACAGTTAGGTCAGAGCTTGAAGAATTTAGAAAGCAATCTCCTGCAGCAGCTTATGGTACAGAATTTGCAGCATCAATTCCTACTTTTTTACTTGGCGGAGCTGGTTTAGCAAGATTAGGAATTAAAGGTGTAGGAAAAGTAGGCGCTATAGAATCAGGAGTTTATGGTGCAGGTGTTGGAGAAGATATTGAAGAAAGAGCTGTTGGCGGTGCGGTAAGTGGATTAGCAGGTGGAGCTACTTCAGCAGTTTTAAAAAAAATACTACCTGTAAAATCAGAAGCAGCAAAAAAATTACAAAAAAAAGGTATTCCTTTAACTCCTGGACAGTCTTTAAGAGATTCTGGCTCTATAGGTTCTACTTTAATAAGTGCTTTAGAAGAATTATCAACTTCATATCCTGGAGCTGGTGCGCCAATACAAGCAAAAAGACTAGAAACTTTAATAGAAACTAACAGAGTTTTATTAAATGAAGCCGTTAAGCCTTTAAAAATGAATATTCCTAAAAATTTAAATGCTAAAGAAGCGTTTGATTTTGTTGATGATGCTGTAAATAAAGAATATTCAAATGTATTAGAAAAACTATCTATTCAAGACACAACTTCTTTAAACAATAAAATATTAGATGTATTAGAAGATTCTATTTTAGATGCTTCAGAACAAAAAAGAGTTTTAAAATTAGTAGATCAAACAATAAATAATAAAGTTGTAAATGGAATTTTGCCTGGTAAAGCATTAAAAAATGCACAAACAACTTTAAGACAAAAAGCACAAGCATTTGAAAGAAAAGGTGGCATTGAAGGTGAAATAGGTACTGCTATTCGTCAAATAAAAAATACTTTGCAAGATGAAATTGATTTACAAAATCCAAATGCTGAAGCTCTTAAAAAAGTAGATAGTGTTTATAGAAATTTAAGACCTATTGAAGATTCTATGTTACAAGCAGTAACACAAGAAGGTGTTTATACACCAGCACAATTATTAAGAGCAATAAAAAAAGCAGATACAACTAAAAGAAAAAAACAAGTTTTAAAAGGTCAAGCTCCATTACAAGAAACAGCCGAATTAGCTCAGTCAGTATTGACATCTTCATTTCCAGACTCAGGTACAGCATCAAGACTATTGGCTCAAGATGTAATTATAAATCCTTTAAAATTAGGAAAACTTGTAGGGCCTGCTGTAACTTCTGAACTTTTAATGTCAAGACCTTTGGGAATGTCGCCAACCACAGGATTACTTACTGCTCCAGAACCAATACTTAGGAGCGTAACTCCAGCAATCTCAGCTACTTCAACAGAAGCAATTTTGCCTTCATTACTTCAACAAAATTAAAAATATGTAATGTCCAGAGCCACAGAAAGAACAGGTCGTGCAGGCGAGTACGCTGTGGCTAGTTTTCTGAGCTTAGAGAGCGATACAGTTCACGTTCTACCACATGGCAGTCATGCCGACATAATCTTTGAAATAGATGACACCATGTACAAGTGCCAGGTAAAAACTGCTGCTTTAAAAAAAATGTGTCACAAGACTCACAAAAGAGTTAATTGGTGCTTTGATATGCGCAGAGGTGCTAATACCAAAATCAGAGATTACAAACAAGGCATGGTTGATCTTTATGCCTTTTACTGTCTGGAATACAACACCATCATATTTAAAATATTTGAGAACGGCAAAAGAACCAAAGTAACTTTTAAAGACTCTCTGATGAAAAACATAAACTCAAAAGACAGTTTTTACGAAGCTATCACACTATTAAATAACTAACAATCACTAAACTACTTGCTTTATCACTTTAGGCATGATATAATCCTTTTTTAAAAAAGGAGAAATTATGATCGTACTTAGAAAATATAAAGAGCCTGATGCCAAGTGGGAACAAATAACACTTGAAGAAGCTATTGATAAACTAGAAGGCGCAGGCTATTGGGAAAAAAATACAGTCAAAGATATGCTTGAAGATGGTCAAAAACTTTGGTCGCCTTACGCATTTTTTAAAAAACAATAAGGAGAAAACAATGAGAGAACCCAAAGACTTAATCATTTTATTATTGCTTGGCATTATCCTTGCGTTCGTTTGGAACTTAGAAATTTACTTGGTGTAGTATGAAAAAGATAACTTCAGACAAACTTAACCAAAGCATCAAACAAGTAGCCTGGACTAATAGCAAAGGGCAAAAACAAATCAGCTACTATCTTAAATATACTTTCAATGGCAAACGCAGAAACATGAAGATTGGTCATGGTGGTATGCCGATACAAACAGTACGCAAGATTGCAAGTGAACTACAAGCCAAGATGTTGCTTGATACTAGCTTTGATCCTTTGGCTAAGAATGACAGCAGTAAAAAGGCAACTACTGATGAAGTGTTTGCTAAATATCAACAACAGTTAGAGATGAACAACAGAAAGACCATTCAAGAGTATGTGCGCTTGTACGAGAAAGACATCAAGCCTAGCTTTGGTCATTTACCGATAGATACAATTAGCAGAGGAGATGTTAAGTCTTGGTTTGACGAACTCAGTTTAAGATCTAAATATACTGCCAATCGTTGTCTGACTATTTTAAAGACTGTCTTTGAGATTGCGATTGATTACGAATACTTGGAAACCAATCCAGCTAGTAGAATCAAGAAGCACGCAGAGGTAAAGCGAGAAAGATTTTATTCACCAGAAGAAAAGATTTTAATATTCCAAGAATTATTTAGAAGATTAGAAGAAGATAACTCTTTATTGCACTCAGTTAGTTTCATTTTGGTTTTGATATTTTCGGGCGCTAGAAAATCCGAGATTGCTTCTGCTACATGGGATGACTGGCATGGCGATTATATTGAGTTAAAAGAACATAAAACCGATAAAGATGGTAAAACTAGAAAAATTTGGTTGAATTCTCAAAGTCGGAGCGTCATACAGACTCTACAAGGCGAGAAAAAGAAGAAAACGATATTTGGTATCAAAAACCCTAAAAGGCTTTGGAACAGCGTGAAATTAGCTTGTAACTGCAAAGACCTTAGATTGCATGATTTAAGACATAGTTTTGGCACAATCTCTACCAATGCAGCAAATATTCAAACTTTGCAGACTGGTGAGCTTATGGGCCATCAATCGCTTAGTATGATGAAGCGTTATCAGCATATTGAGGATAAAACGAGTAAGGAAAACATAGAGAAAATCGGTGATGAGATTCTCTCAGATGTGCGACTTCCTAAGACTTTCCAGTGACGAAGATTTGTTTAGCTTTTTCAAAAGAAATATTATGATCATCAGCCAAAAAAGTAAGTTTTTGACGAGGGAAGGCATCTTTGTTTTGTATTGCCTGCATCACTATCTTTTTTTTAGTAACAGTATCGTATGAATTCCAAGAACTTATCTGTTTCAAATTTCTTCCGCAGATGCAAGTATCTTGTAAGCCGTAGGTTGTTGAACATATTGAGATACATGGAGAGTCCTCTAATGAGGTGGACAAACCATCCATCTTTAATTGGTCACGAAAACACATTCTTTGCTCTTTCATATAATTTATGTTTTAATTATATCACTTGGAAGGAAAATTTAACAAATAAGAAAAATTATGAATGACGATAAGAAATTTATTACGGCTAAAGAATTAGCTAATCGTTGGAAGAGAAGCCCACGTACATTGGCTAATCAGCGTTTACAGGGCGTTGGTTGTCCTTACTACAAAATATCTGGCAAGGTTTTGTATGATCTTGAAGATGTAGAAAAAATGGAGAAAAGTAATTTTGTTAGCCGTAGCGACTAAAGAATTTATAAAAGATAGTATGCCTTCTAAGCACGCTAAGTATTCTCCCTCAAGCGCAGAGCGTTGGTTTGCGTGTCCTGGTTCAATAAAACTTTCCGAAGGTGTTGAAAGAGAACCTGTTGGCAGACCTGCGCTCGTTGGTACTTTCATTCATAACATGGCAGAAATGCTTATGAAAGGACACTTAGAAGGCATCACGCTAGAAGATTATTGGCTTGGTAAAAGCGAAACTGTTGAAGATGTAAAAATTTATGCCGACCAAGATATGATTGATTGTGCAAAGTTTTATGTGGATTACATAGAAGGCAGAGCTAAAGAATTAAATGCCAAGCCTTTGATTGAAGAACAAGTAAGTATTGAAGAAATAAATCCTGAGTGTTGGGGTACAAGTGATGCGATTATCTTTAACAAAGAAGTAATCGAAGTGGTTGATTTAAAGACAGGTAAGTGGCCTGTCAGTCCTGAGAATAATTTACAAATGTCTATTTATGCACTAGGCGCATTAGCTCGTTATGGTAATGAGGATATGAAAGTAATAATGACGATAGTGCAACCGAGATCTAAACAAAGCGTTCGTTCGTGGGAAACTACTGCCGAATACTTGGTAGATTGGGGTTTTTCAGAATTAAAAACTGCTTTGGATAATTGCGAAGCAGATGAACCGAATTACGTTTTTGGCGAACAATGTAGATTTTGTCCAGCCAAAAGGGTATGTGAAACTTATAAACTTAACGGAGAAATCTATGACTGAAGAAGTACAAAGTCCTACGCTTACGTTAGACGGCAAGGATTATCTTGAAGCTGATTTAAGCAAGGAGCAAATGGAACTCTTAAATACTGTGAAATTTTTAGAACCACAGATTCAAGAGTTGAATAATAAACTGTATGTTCTCAACGATCACAAAGCTAGATTGATTAATGATTTAAAACAATCTTTGGAGAGTGGCGTTGAAGAAGCAACAATCATCGAAACGAAGGAGATAAAAGATGAGTCTAGCTAATATTAGAAAGAAAGCAAAACAGAAACCGCCAAGAATAGTTCTTTATGGTGGTGCTGGTATCGGTAAAACTTTTTTTGCAGCGAGTATGAATAAACCAATCTTTTTACTTGTAGAAGATGGGTTAGGTCAGATTGAAGTAGATCATTTTCCTTTGGCACAAAATTTTGAAGATGTCCTAAAAAACTTACAATCGTTGCTTGATAACGACAACGACTATAAAACGCTTGTCGTGGATAGTTTGGATTGGTTAGAGCCTTTGATTTGGGATAAGGCTTGCCAAGATAATAATTGGAAATCAATCGAGCAACCTGGTTATGGTAAAGGTTATGTTGAAGTTCTTAAATACTGGCGTGAATACATAAGACTTTTAAATGAGTTGAGAGAAAAAGGCTTTACGATTATGCAAATAGCACACAATCAGATAAAGCGTTTTGAATCTCCAGAGATAGAAGCCTATGATCGCCATGAATTAAAGCTACACAGAAAAGCAGCAGACTTAATACTTGAACACAGCGATTGCTGTTTCTTTGCAAACTTTAAACTTGGCACAGTCCAAGTTAAAGGTAAAGGTGGCAACATGACGACAAAAGCTGTCGCAGGAGATCGCATTTTGTGGTGCCAGGAAAAGCCAGCTTTCTTAGCTAAAAACAGATATGCGCTTCCAGAATCCCTTCCTTTTGATTGGGAAACTGTGCGTGCGGAGATGTTGAAATAATGGATAACGAAATAATTTACTGTGATGAGTGTGAGTCAGAAGCTATTTATAAAGCAAATGGTTTGTTCTTATGCACAGTTTGTTTAACTAAAAATAATAAAGAGGTAAGAAATGGATCTTGAACAATATGGTGGCTTAGAAGTAAGCCAAGAAGATGAACAAATAGCACCTGGCAAATATGTCATGCAATATTTAGAAGAAACAGAAATCAGAAATGATAGCGGTTGGATAGGGTGTCGTATGACTTTTCAGATACAAGGCCCTAAACATCAAGGTCGTTTGGTTTCTGGTTTATTTACAGTTGCTAATCCGAATTCGCCAAAGTCGGTAGAGATTGGTAAAACAGAACTATCAGCACTTGCTAGTAGTTGTGGTTTGACTGAGCTAAAAAATACTGAGCAACTAAAAGGTATTAGGTTTAATGGTGTTGTCAAAATCAATGACAATGGCTATGCAGAACTTGATCCTGCTTATGGAAAAAACTTTAGTAGAGCCGAGCAAGGCGAATCAATTCTTCCCAAAGAAGAAGTAGCTGAAGCAAAGCCAATAGAGGTTGATCCTTTAGACAGCGAAGAAATCCCTTTTTAGATGAAGAAAACTAGCTTGTGCAAGGTCTGTAATAGACCTGCACAGGGGTTTCTTTACAAACATAATGATGTTTATTATGGTAGTTGCTCAATGGAGCATTTAGAGAGAATAAAGGAGAGAATTGAAAAAGGAGAAAAACTTGCTAGAAAATCTTATACCAATAGTCTTGGTGTTCAATATGCTCGCAAGCAATCCAAAGAAAAATACTTAGAGATTGCAAAACAGACTGGTAGCTTTGAGTTGCATAAGTGGTCTAACGAACAAAGAGATTCCTTTTTCAATACAATAATTTTAAATTACTTGGATTTTGAATCCGAGTTAGCAGACGAGGGAATCAAATCAAAAACAGAAATTTAAAACATAGTGATAATTGGGAAACACCGAAAGATATATATGAAAAATTAAATGATGAATTCAATTTTGATTTTGATCCTTGCCCAATTAATTTTGGAGAAATCACAAAAGAAAAGGATGGTTTGTTAATAGATTGGGGTGAAAAAAATTTTGTTAATCCACCATATAGTAGAAAATTAAAAGAAGCGTTTGTAAAAAAAGCAATAGAAGAATCAAAAAAAGGAAAGCTCTGTGTTCTATTACTGCCTGTCAGCACAAGCACTATCTTATTTCACGACTTTATTTTACCAAACGCAAAAGAAATAAGATTTTTAAAAGGCAGGGTAAAGTTTATAGGTTTTAACACTTTTGGAAAAAAAGTTACAAACAAACCAGGTATGCACGACAGTATGGTGGTAGTTTTAAAATGAATTTAACAAGGTTTTTTGGCAATGATGGTTTAGTATTAGACAAAGAATTACATTTTGGTAGTGGCAAAGATATTTCTGATGCCATAAACCAAATGAATGACGATGGTTTAGCAGTTAGTTTTATAGATACGTCTGGAGAAGTTATCAGATGTATGGTCAAAGCTAGTGCGATTACAAGGCCTGATAAAAGTAATGAAAAGTCTGGGTGGTATGTCTATAACGAGAATAACAATTACATCAATATTACTTATGGCAACTGGCGTACAGGCGAGCAAAAGAAATGGTCAAACACCGATATAAATAAACTTTCTTTACGAGAGCAAAACGAATTAAAAGCCATTGTTCAAGACAACATAGAAAGGCAGAAAAAAGAAAGAAAAATAAGGCAAGACGAAATAGCTAAAGACTGTCAAGCAAGATTTAAAAATGGAATTGATTGCGTTGGTCACAAATACCTCGAAGATAAAAAAATTAAAAATTATGGATTTAAAACAATAAGAGATTCTCTTGTTGTTCCCTTATATTCTACAACCAATGTCAAGCCTGAGATTAGGTCG